AGAATTAATACAGAGTAAATGACTAATATAATTATTCCAACTAGCTATAGGACTACCAGGTAATATAGCATCAGCTATATAAGGAGTTACTATCCAATTACCATCAGCATCTACTCTAGCTTTATAATCTTGATTGTTACTAGAAAATATAAGATAATCTAATGTTACTGTATATAAATCATCTACTGATAAACCACCTGAAGAACCTGTACTACTGCTATCAGAGCTACCTGTAACTGTATAGAATTTACCTCCTAAATAAATAGTAAACTTATTTATATCAGTACAGAAGAGCATTTCCCCATCCACTAAGTCCTGCTTATTAGCTGCAAAGTTAGAAGCAGTATCACACTTACAGCAGTTATGAGGGACAGTAGGCTCTAATTCTGAGGTATCAGGTTTATCTACATCATCTTCATCTTCTGAATCTTCATTAGGGTTCTCTGGGTCAGCTACTGAGATAATAAGTCTTCTATTACTACTAGCTACATCACCAGGAACTACTCCTGATGATGTAATTCTTTCTAGTGTAAATATTCTATCTTCAAGCTCACTAATAGAACTTTTTAATAAAGAAACAGTCTCATCTTCATCTGAATTTAAAGACTCAGTATCTTCAGGGTCTATCCAAAGAACATCTTCATCTTTAGGTTCTTCAGAACCTACATAGACTTTAAGAAATCTTTGCCATTCATTTTTATCTGAATAGCTGTAATAAGCATCCTCATCTTTTACATAAACCAAATTACCTGAAGATACTGTAGCTGAATCTAAGTCACTTAAAGAATCTACTGATTCTATTACAGTACCTAAAGTAACAGTTCCTGTAGAAGTTCCTGCAATGGTCTAACCTATTAACTTTTGAATAAATGATGTACTAATTTTCTTATTTACACCATTATCTACAATAGTTATCCACTCTTCACCAGAGATATTATTCTTTGTAGGAAACTCAGAATCCTTTATACCTTTCTATACTATGTAGTTCCTAATTGTTTCTAAATCATTTTGTGTAAAAAACATTATTTACTAGTATTAGGTTTTTTATTAATTTGCTTTTCCTTTAACCTCAACTCTTCCTTAGTTTTATATTTATCAAAAGAGAATTTATCTCTTTCTAATTTCATCTTTTCATCAAACTCTTTTATACTCTATTCAAGCTTAGCTCTGTTATCTTCAGTATCAATGCCTTCCTAAGTATTAGCTTGACTATTAGCAGATATAGTAGCTACTAGAATCTTAGTTTCATTATCTCTCTAATTCATAGCATCCTTTAACTGCATCTCAGCTTCTTTTTGCTGTGCTTCCATTTGAGCTTTTTGCTGTTCAGCCTACATTTGTTGTTGCTGAGCTTCTTGCTGTCTCTACATTAATTCTTGCTCATTCTTTTCTACCATTCTTTGCTTTTCAGCTAATGAAGAACTGTTGTATAACTTCATAATAGTAGAGAAGTTAAGAGTTTGATTTTGAAGAGCTGCTTGAGCTAAGAGGTCCATCTTTTGTTGTAACTCTTGTATTGAATTACTATTATCAACTACTAAGCCATAGTCATTTTCAGCAAATTCATCACCATCTATATCCATTACCTACATAGTACCATCAGATAGGATGTATTGGAATTTCTTACTTCCTCCTCTTAAAGCTATCTTAGCAGTTTCTAAGAAGCACTCTAAAGCTCTTCTCTTTACATCCTCATGAATAAAGAATAGCCATTCAGTAATATGTGAAGATTGTAAAGTAGCTCTTTCTACACCACCAACAGTTTCTCTATTACTAATCTAACCTTCTCTTTGTTTTGAAATACCAGCAACTTCTGACATTTCTTCTTTAATAAATTCAAGAAGATTAATATTCATTTGAATAGAATTACCTAGTTCAGTATCTATAACTCCTGTTGAATTGTTATTTAAAGCACCTGCTAATTTACCTGTAGCCTAACCTGAAGTTCCTTCTTTAAAGCTATCTATTACAGCAATATTAGCTGTTTTAGCATAGTGAAGCCATTTATCCATTGTCCATTTAGCAGGAACCATAGCTAAATCTAACTTCATTATTTTGCCCCAATTCTTTGCAAGTAACTTATTTAGTCTATCATGAACAGCATCATATAAATAGTTATATGGTTTCATCATATCTACTAAAGAATAGGGCTTACTCTCATTAAGGTTATATACAGAACCTACTATACCAAAATGACATAATGAAGGATTACTTATTCTATTATACTATACTAGTCTAGGTCTCATATTTACATAAATCTTCTCACCTATCTTAGTACCTTCCCATGCTTCATTTATCCATATAGGTTCTTCTTCTTCACCAAGGTCTTTATTAATTATATAATTCTCATCATAGAACTCATATTCATCTTCACCTGTATCAGGATTATAATGCTTTACTTTCTTAATCTTCTTTCTAGATTTCCAGTATATTCTTATAACTCTAATGTTACCATTAGTATCATAAGGCATTAAAGTTTCATCAATAGACTCAGGGAATAATGTAGTAGGATTAATCATTAACTCATCATCCCCTATAACAGCACTATGAACAAACTCTAATCTAGGGTCAGGCTCACTACTAGAACCTTCTCCAGGCTCATTAGGAATATTCTCTATATACTTCATATCCTCTGTAGTAAGACTATCATGGAAAGTGTCTATAATTCTACCAGGACTCCAATAATCCTCATAGATAATTACATCAGCATCTTCAATCTTATCTGAATATCCTGACCTAAATACTCTAATATTATTAGGATTGAGTTTCTCTATTGTTGGCTCACCACCTACTATATCACAAGCATAGATTTCTTCTGCTACAATCATAGCATCCATAAATCCTTTATTGAACATAAGTGGCATATTAAGCTCTTTTACATAATGATTTAAAAGGGCATTAGCTCTAATTTCTCTAAAGTCTTGATATTCATAAGTAAAGTACTCATTAATACCTTCCAACTAATTATTAAACTCCTCCTCAGACTAAGAAGTATCAGCTACTAGTTCCTATAGTTTAGCTAAAATCTGTTGCTTTTTAGTTTTTTCAATTTCTGTAATACCATTAGGATTAGTAACTACAACTCTATAGTCAAAAACTCTCTTAGATTCTTCACCTCTTAGAACATTAAGTTTGGAGTTCATAATAGGGTAATGCTGAATGTTATCAGGTATATACCCAGCCTGTAAGTTATCAGGGTTAACTATTAACATTAAATCCTTCATATATAACTTACCATTAAATAAGTTATAGTTTATCTTCTTATGAAGGACACTCCTTCTAACTGGTGAGTAGTTAAAGAAAGCTTTAGAGGCTGCCCAATCAACTACCTACTTTCTCCAAGTCTTTGTCTTTCTTTTATAGGACAATTGTTGAGCTGGGAATTGTATAAATTCATTCATATTTCTTTAACTTTTATCGAGCAAAAGTAGTAAAAATATTTTACTCATACAAGTATCTAAATAAATTCTTTATATTTACTGTTATTTTTGCTAAATTTACTGCATAGGTCTATAGTTTATAGTAAAGAATGGGTCATTACCTAAATAGTCTGCATCAGCTTCATACTATGCAGAAGTATTTAAGTGTCCTTGATAAAGGATAATCTTTTCCTATCTATAAAGCATAACCATACCTAGTGCTCTAATTCTATCCACATTAATCTCAGGAGTATAAGCTATTAACTCTTCAATTAAAGCTCTATTTCTTAATGAGTATAATCTAGGAATAGATACTTCTTTTTCCTATCCATCCTCTTTAATAATAGTAGGAACTTCTTCTAATAACCAATCTCTTATAAGAGTGTTTGCAAAATCATTAATAGCTGCACTTGCATTAACTCCTTTAGCATTAGAACCAAATGAAGAATATTTAACTAGTTGTTTATCTCTTAAATATTCAGGAGTATCTGCTAATAAGTGAGTGCATTTCATCTTACTAAAGTAAGCAAATAATCCCTTCTTATTAGATTCATAAAGGCATTTAGCATTATAAAATAAGCACAGTAATCTTACTATTTCAAAGTTGTCTTCTGCAAATGCTTGCCTACCTGTATATTCAGCTACTATTCTATCAGTAAATAAGTCTAGTACAAAGGTTGAAGATAAAGAGCAGGATTCTGCTTGGTCATTATCTACAGGGTCATGCCCTACAATATATCTCATATTAAAGTTAGCACCATCTCTAGTTTTTTCTGGCATTTCAAAGATTTCCAATGCTCCTACTGTAGAGTTATTTACTCCATACTTCCTAATAGGAATATCATTACTCATTTTAAACTCTACTTCATTATTATGATTGAGTACTAAATTCCCTATATAAACATCATTATAGGCATTAGGGTCAGAGTCTAATTGAGACAATCTTTCAGTAAGAGCCACTGTAGGAAAGTATGCAGCTTTTACTTTAATAATAGCTTCTGCAGGAGTAATAGGGTCTTCTGCAATAACTCTAAGTACTGATTTAGGGTCAGCAGAATACTTAGCTTCCTGTCTTGCTCTTAATATCTATATAAGAGCTTTTATTACATCAGAATTACCGTCTTTATCGTAACATCCAGCTCTATTTATATATGAAGGAAAGAAGAATCCAAACTCTGGTCTTCCTTGCTTAGGTCTATCAAAAACATTCTCTAAAGCATATATATTATAACCTCTTGGATTATATAATAAAGTCTTTGCAGAACTAAAGTCAGATTCATCTTCAGCAGCAGTGCCTACTAGGTACATACAAGCAAAAGAATAGTCACCTTCTTCTACGCCTTTTCTAGTAATATCATATAGAGAGAGAAGTCCTTTAAATGAACCCATTTCTTCAAATAAAATCCAACCTCTCTTACCTCTTAACTTCTCTGAATCATCCTTTGCAGATACTGCTAGTACTTGGTTTAAAGACCCACTTTCAATACCATATTCATCCTTATAACCCATCTACCAAGACATCTCATTAGGAGAGTTCTTTAATAGTAGTCTAGGGAAAGGAGTATTCTTAAAAGAGAAGTTAATACTTGGTTTAAATTTAGATAATGTACCATCCTTTGAGTCACTTAAGTACTCCTTCTAATAAGCTGTCAGTACTGTGATAATTCTTCTATGAGATTCACTAGATTCTCCTAATATAAGATTATGGGACATAATAGCAGCTAAACTATATGATTTTGCACAACCACGTTTAGCTAATTCTATAGCATGTTTACCTGACTCTCTAGCCTAATATAAGTAATGAAATCTCCAATAAATACCATCAAAGAAATCAGGAAAAGATTCTACTCTTAATGCCTTTTTAGTTCCGGGTACTATCTTATTAATAAGCATAGGACAGTAGTTAAGGAACCAATATAAGAATCCTGTAACCCATTCCCCATCACTCTCTCTTACATAACCATCTCTACACCTTCTCACTTCCTCATCCCAAAATTTCCTATATTCACTATTAGGATTAGAATTAGGTCTGAGAAAGGTATAGCAGCCATGCTTCATAAAATGTAAAGCAGGTTGCCTAAAATAGTCCATATTCTCTAGTATATGAGGATTAGTTATATCCACTATTATTCTACCTTTAGAATCTCTAGGTCTATCTTTAGCATAACCTCTAGTAGGAGATATTAATCTTTTAATAAATTCTATGCTATTAATAGTATCTAGTAATTCATCTTTAACATCACTGTT